CTAACATACCCAGGGGTTGAAGATTTTACGACTTCAAGACCCATAATCTTTAATTTAGGTTCTGCATATTGAACACCTTCAGAATTATGAACATTTAAAATATATCTTTTCTTGGCAGTCCAGATACCTTTATCTGCGATAACTTCTCTTTTCATAACCATCTTTTGCTGATATGCATTTACATAAGATGCAAGTTCTTGATAAGAATTTTCGATAAAAGGTTCTATCTTTTGTGATGCTACTTTATCTAGAAAACTTACTATTTTATTCTTATCAGTTTCATCTTTGAATACAGACTTAACTAGAGGTGCCATATTGATATAGACACTATCGGTATCAGAGGCAATCACATATTCTGTATTTGTTTTAAGTAGGTCATTAAAATATTTGTTTAATGCTTTTTCAATCCACTTGATGCTAAGTTGACCTGATAAAGTAATACCTTCTGCTTGTCTCACATCAAAGTATCTAAAATACTGATTACCTAAAGCACCATAGGCAGAGTTCAATGCAATCTTCTTCGCCATTTGAATATTATTAAGTCTCGATATATCTTTAATCAGATTTTTATCTTTACTTAATTCATATTCTTTTTGCTTTTCAATCATTTTCTTTTTGAAATAAGTTCTACCTTCATAGATTTCTTCCATCATTGCAGGTAGAAAACCTTGTTTCTCTTTTGTAAAACATTGACCGTTTGCCGCCATAGATAAATTTTGTTCACTTAATGATGATGTATCTACTTCTTTGTTGAGCAACTTAGTTACAGAAACATCTAGTCTATTATCGACAATCGTATCTGGTGAAATATTATACTGCATAATTAAATGAGGATACAAAGAGTTCAAGTCAAATGACATAACCCAGTTATGTTGACCTACAATAGGATCTTTTACATATGCACCAGCATAGGCAGTATCTTTTAAGTTTTGTTTCTTAGGTGGGATAACAATATTTTTTCTTCTTAGATGATTGTAGATTAACATATCCCAACATCTAACTTGTGAATATACATCTTCATAATTCACTCTAAAGTCATATGCCATTGTTAGACATAAATCAATGAGACCTAGTTTGTCTTCTAACATAGAAACAAGTTCTACATCTCTAATATTATACTCGACAAATTTCTGCCAATCTGTTTTATAGAATGTTGCAAAGTTTTCATATTCATCATGAGATAGTTTTTTCTCGCCTAGTTCTACATTAGCGATATGATTTAGTGCATAACTTTCTTGAACTGTATAAGTAAACTTTCGATACAAGTCCATATAGTCAAGAGATGCCATACCGAATATATCATAATATTGTTGGTCTCTACCTTTGATGTTTACTTTACCACCTTTGACAATTTTCCAAGGTGATATTAATCTGACTTGTTCTTCGCCTAGTAATCTTTCAACTCGGTTTACAATATAAGGTATATCAAAGAACTTTGTATTCCAACCTGTAATAACATCAGGTTTTATTTGATTTAGAAACTTAATGAAGTCTCTAAGCATATCTTTTTCATCTTCGAAATATCTATACTCGACATCTTTATATTTGTTATCAAAAGGTTTAAGACCCCAAGATACAAACATCTTAGAGGTACTTTCTTTAACTGTAATTAATAAAACTTGCTCATTTGCAGTTTCAATATTAGGGAAACCTTCTTCAGAACTAGTCTCAATGTCTAAAGACATGATTGATACTTTAGAAGTATCGAAAGGTATTTCTCTTTCGTCTATAAAGTTATCAGATATCCATTGATAAACAAATTGAGTTTGACCATAGATAGCATGATTAGGAACATCTTTATATCGTTCTAAAAACTCTCTACTCTCTTTAATACTACCAGGTTTAAATTCATCAACATACTTACCATCTAAAGTTTGATACTTAGAAGGTTTAGGTGATGATATAAAAAGTGTAGGTGAATAATCTTTGTATCGTTGCATAACTCTTCTACCTGAAGAGTCCACACCTCTGACTAATAGATTATTACCCCATTGTTGAACATTAGTGTAAAATTTCAAATCGTTTATCCCGCAATCTTATAATCATTGTTATTCGTTTAAATTTAAAACAATATAACACATAACAATCAGGTTTGTCAACCATTTAATTGCACATTAGGCATAACTATGCCGCTACCAAATATTTTCTGATAACCGTTAACTAAATCTGTATGTGGTTCTGCCATGTATAAAACATGTGCTTTATTAAGTTTTAAATTCTCTTTTGTGTGAGGACAATAGTGTCCCATTTGAACTGCCATGTTACCTTGCTTTTCTGCAGGTCTTAACATGATGATTGCTGGATCTTTGATTTCTAAAATTGTATCAGTTTCTTCAACTACCTTTGCAACTAGTTCTTCGGCATTGAGTAACTTGATATATTTAACCTTCATCGGATTCTGTATTACCACTTGTCGCTCCTTGTATCAATTCTGTAAGAACGGTAATAGCACCGATAGTGGCATTTGCATCTGCCTCTAATTTCTTAATTGTTTTATTGTAATCTACGATTTTGTTTTTGATGTTTTGCAAGTCAACTTCTAATTGTGTTCGCCTTTGCTCTGCATCTGCAACTTTGATTTGCATCTTCTCTAGTTTCTCTGTAACTGGTTTTTCTGCCATGATTTCTCCATTATATTAAAGGGGGTTTCAGTCTCCCTCTACCCCCTTGTAATTTATTTAGTTACTTAATTTTAATAGTTCTTGGTTTTTTACTCTCAGGAACTATTTTTTCCAACGATACTCTTAAAAGACCGTCTTTCAATTCAGCACCTTTGACTTCTACATCATCGGCAACTGTAAATGATTTTGTAAACTTTCTTCTAGATATACCTTTGTGAATGGTATCTTTATCGTCTTTATCTTCGTGAACTGACTTAATAGTTAATACACTATCAGCATAATCCACGGACACATCGTCTTTACCATACCCTGCTAATGCCACTTCAATATCATAGGTGAAATCACCTGTCTTTACGATATTGTATGGTGGGTATGAAGTAGATTGAAATGAGTAATCTGCCATTTTTTCGAAATGGTCAAATACATCATCGAACCCGATTGTGAATGGTCTTAATTGATTGAAAATAGATAGATTGCTATTCATGGTTAAACCTCCTTATTAAGCAAAGTTATTTTCTGCAGACCCATTAGGCATCTGCTAATATAATATATAATCATCATTCTCATAATTTCAATACTATTTATTCATTATTGCCACATTACCTGCGGCAGTAATCCTTGTTTGATTATTCTCAACAAATGGAAATGCTTGATGCTTTAACCATGCTGGGAATATTAAAATATCTTTTTCTTCTGGTTTTATCTGCATATCATCGACACTCCAGTTCATAGTCTCACCATATGAAAAGGTAATATTACCTACTGCAGATTTATTGGACTTAGGTTGTTTAACATAAATGACAAAGGATAAATCACCTGTGTGATTATGTTTTGGTTGCCATTGTCGTTCTTGTTGTATATTAATCCAGAAGTGTGTTAGTCTAACTCGTTCTCTTAAATGTGTTCTTGCCTGTACAGGATGTTTACAATAGGCATTTACATAACCTGAACAATGCTCTTTAATTTCTTTTAAACTATCGAGGTCTATATGACCTAATAAATTATAAGATTTTGTAATTTCATCATTAGCGGTATCTTGAAATTCATGAAACAAATCTGATTGATAATTTGCACCACTTCTTTTACCACCTACCTCTTTTTTATCTGATAGGTCTTTACTCCATTCAGTTAATTGATGATGCAAATAACTTGTTATCTTATGCTTATAGATAAAAGGACCGAAAGGTCTTACTAATTCTATACCTTCGTTAGCATACTCAATTTGCTGGTTTATTTCCCACATCTTCAGTTTGTCTCTTTTTACCAATATTATATTTTGTCTCTAAAATCCAATCTTTCTTTTCTTTGAAAGATATCACTTTAATTTGAGATAGAGGTGCTTGTTTTTCTATTCTAGTAACATCGACTATTTCAACTAGACCCCAATCAATTAAGAGTTTAACTATTGTATTTCTTCTTTGAATATCTTCATCTGAGAAGTTGGTTTTCTTACCATCTAATCCAAACAACTCTTTGAAGTGTACTATGAAGTATCTACCTTGCTTATGAAGTATGTGGCAAGATTGATATAATTTTTTATCTTTTTTAGAGGCAATACCTATTCTAGATAATGTCTCTCTAACTTTTAGGAAATCATCTGGTTGCTTTAATTTAATCTCAACCATGTTCTCTACATTCCATTCACTCATTTTGTTCCACCTTTTTTATTTAATATAGTTTTTATTTCATTTAATTGTTTCGGTGAAAGTATTGATAATGCCTGAACTGCTTTAGGATAAGAGTAATTGAAGTATTGTTTAACATATTCTAAGTCTTCACTCTTCTCTGCTTTTTGCCATTTATCAAATCGCTTTCGCTTACTAATACTATTTAGTAAAAAGTCGAATTGTAACCGCTTTTCTAGATGAGGACTTCTATTCATCTCATTCGCTTGTAGAACGGTATCCATGCCCATACTCAAGGCACGATTAACGATAAATGGGTTATATTCTTTTTCTGTTAAATCATCTACGATTAAATTGCTTTTTGTATAATTAATCGCTTTTACATAATCAAATGGTGTCATATTAAAATCCTGCTAATTCAAAAAAATAAACTTGGTTCTTTCTCCATCTATTGCCTGAATAGAAAGAATGGTCATCTATATATGCGCCATGTACCCACCAACCTGGGTATATAACACACTTGTTAAATGATGCTTTCACTACATCTATAAGGGTATAGTGTTGCGATATATCTACCTGTATATTATCATCTTCCATATGACCAACAAATTCATTTAGATTATCTTCTTCATAAAATGCAGTACCACCATTACAATCTTTATCTTTGTTAAGATATATTACAGAGGCAATCATACTTTGTTTGCCTGCATCATCTTGGTGAGGATATGATTGTATATTATGTTCAGGTATATTAATCCATTTGAACAAATTAAAATCATAATTTTGTACTGCTTGTTTAATTGTATAATTAAGTTTTTGTTGTACCATACCCCATATCAATTTTTGACTTTCAAACTCTCTTACATGTCTGGTCATGTTATATGGTATTGTTAATCTACAATCATGATAGTCTATTGTATTTCTAGAACCTGGTTTATATTTCCACATTTGAGACCAAGAAGTCTCTAACATGTACTCTATATCATCAGGTCTTTGATAAAAATTATCAATGACAAGATACTTTCCTAAACTATTAGAATGCTCTTGAACTTCGATAACTTTATTAGGTTCAAATAATTCGTGGTGTAGATAAGGTGTAGGCATTACATAAACTCACAATCGACCATTATTTCAGTAAAGAAGGCAGTTAGATTGACCTCTGGGTCTGCTACATGCACATTCTTGTACTGATAGTCTGCAATCTTTAAAACTGCAACAGGTACAGATTGTGGTTTAAGATATTCATACATTGTATCGTAAATCTTTCTGAAAATAGTATTCGCATCGTTTACATGGATATTATCTGCTACCCACTTTCTCATATTCTTGAAGTCTTTAACTTTACAATATTCAATGACCTCTTTAATACTTACATCACCAGCACCTTTGATTGCCTCAGCATCTATACTGCCGCCGATAGAAAGTTTTTGTAACTCGTTTAATGTTCTTCTAAAATCAGGAAAAAATTTAGTAACAACCTCTGCAATAGATTGTTCTTGATACTTTATTTTTTCTTCTTTAAAAATATCTTCTAATCTGTTTAAGAACC